GGGCGAGTTGGAAAGTCTTTTAACAACGTATGAGGAGCACAACAATGGAGAAGCATGAGAATCCCCACGGTGTCCTGAACAGGATCCATGTACTGGGTGAGCATCAGCCCGCATTCGCACTTGGCGCGGATGCAGAGGCGGAGATCAGTAAACTGCTGACAGATATGCTCGCTGCGCACAAGCAGGACATGCAGGTAGCCACGCGCGCTGCCTTCGAGCAAGGGAGGTTGCAAGGGCGCTCAGAAGTTATCTCCGCGCTCAACCACTACATGGACCAACGCCATCCCGAGACAGTGGAGGAGGCACGAAAATGACCGCCTTTATGGATCGGCTGAGACTCCACAGAATCGGGGGTTACCGCCCCGACGGCTTCCTCGGACCGAAACTCGATATATCGTGCGATCCGACCGGGAACGCCGAAAGGGTCGGGCTCGGTGCGCGGGAGGAGTGGCGGCTCGCCGTCACGCAAAGCGTGACCTTTTGGGCGAGCAAGGGAGACTTCGAGGCCGCCATGGAGAGCGCCCGCAGGGTTCTCGTCGGCGAGATGTATGCCGACGTGCTCACCGGGCTCTCGGCGCTCAGGCTGGCGATATACAACGGAGACCGGCACGCGCCCCTGGCGGTGGTTGACGAGATTCAGTCGAGCATCATGATGGAGCCCACGGATCGGCCTGACTACCTGTTTGAGCCGGATCGCGTGCGATGAAGGGCGGCGAATCGATCCATGGTGAGCCGAGCCCGTGGCAGTCGATCGAAACGGCGCCAAAGGACGGCACTGTCATTCAGGCGGAAATCCCGGGGCATGGGTCCGACAACCTGATCTGGTGGCTGGAGGGGCTGGTGGACAGCGACTGCAACGACTGCGGCGGCTGGGCGTTCGTGGAAGATCAGGAGCCGCCAGGCTGCTGGACAGACGGCATCTGCTGGGCCTCGAACGAGGACGGCGTCGCCTCGGTCCAGCCGGTGCGGTGGCGTCCTACTGGGCTCATCTTGAGGAGCAAAGTCATGGGCTGGAATTACAGGCCAGAGCAATGACGAAAAAGCGCCGCCCCTACACCTGGGCAGACATCTACCACCGCCACATCCGCGCTGGTGATGACCAGTCCTATGCGGCTTGGGCAGCGGATCGGTGGGAGCAGCGGCAGCGCCGCAAAACAGTAAAGGGCAAGAAGTGAAGAGTGACATGTGCACATGCTATGGGGTACGCAGATGATCGACGAGAACCATTACTTCTACGCCAGGATAGGCAGCGGCCGCAAGCGTCACGTGGTGCGGACCGGGGCCAAAACCGAAACCGCCATCTGTGGCATGGGTGGCAGGCTTGAGCCGCCGGGTGATGTACTCCTGGTCTGCTCGGCGTGCCTCAAGAAGTTGGCCAGGATGAGATCAGAGTAGCTGGAGGAATGTATGTCTGGTTGGGCAGACGAGTATCTGACAATGATTGAAGACTGCGAGAAGCGGGAGTCTCGCCTCACGGAGTGGGAGGTCGAGTTTATTGACTCGATCCGCAGTCAGCTTGAGAACGACCGCCCCCTGACGGAGAAGCAAACGGAGACACTTGACCGTATCTGGGACCGCGTAACTGCAAGAGGGTAGTATCCGATGTCTGACCTATGTACGTGCGACGCATACGATGCCCCGCATCCCCGCTACAGGAGCGACTGTCGAGGGCACAACTTGGCAGACTGCCCGGACCTGGTACGGACCACCGATCCCTACGGGACTGGCGACCAGTGGTATGTGTACGTCGAGCACGGGTGTAAAGCACAGCCGAGCCGTACACCATGATCGCAGTCGATGTCGCTTCAAAGAGTCTGCTGCTCCGACACTCGGACCCTCTGACTGTCCGCAGCCTGATAGACAGCAGCAGGCTGTTGGACCACAGCCAGTACAACGTCGCTGTGCGCCATACCTTGGACGCCACGAAGGTGCTGCGCAACATGGGCATCCCGGCGCCGGCGCCTATCAAGTATTACTACCGCTGGCCGGGGAAGTTCAAGCCCGGCGCTCATCAGACTGTCATGGCGGAGTTCCTGACCCTGCACCGGCGAGGGTTCAACCTGAGCGAGATGGGCACTGAGAAGACGGCCGCTGCGTTATGGGCGGCCGACTGGTTGATGGAGAACAAGCACGTCCGCAAAGCCTTGATCGTCACCCCCTTGTCCACGGTCGAGCGGGTATGGCTGAGTGAAATTTTCGGCGTGCTGATGCACCGCAAGGCCGGTGTGGTGCATGGCTCGCGGGAGTACCGCCTGCACATGCTGGGGCTGGACCTGGATTTCTACATTATCAACTACGAAGGACTGGCCATCGCGGATGTTCGGCGAGCGATCACTGCGCGCGGTGACATTGATCTGGTCATCGTGGACGAGGCGTCCAACTACCGGAACGCCGGCAACCGGCAATACTCGGCGTTCGCGAAGATGTTGCAGCCCCACCAGCGGCTCTGGCTGATGACCGGTACGCCCACCCCCAACGCACCCACGGACGCATGGGCCTTGGCCCGGTTGGTCTCGCCGGAGCGGGTGCCCAAGTATTTCGGGCAGTTCCGCCAGCAGACCATGCAGCAGGTCACGCAGTACAAGTGGGTGCCCAAACCTGACGCATCGCGAATCGTGTACGATGCCCTGCAACCCGCCGTGCGGTTCCGTAAGCAGGACTGCAAGGACTTGCCGCCAGTTACGGTGTCCGCCAGAGACTGCCCGCTGACCAAAGAGCAGACCAAGGCGCTGGCCGCCATGCGTAAACAGATGCAGGCCGAGCTGCGCGCCAAGCAGATCACGGCCGTCAACGCCGCCGACACCATCACCAAGCTGCGCCAGATCCTGTGCGGATCAGTCAGAGACCCACTGACCGACGACTACATCCCGCTCGACCACGCGCCACGTCTACAGGTGCTGATGGACTGCATTGCTGAAGCATCCGCCAAGGTGTTTGTAGTTGTACCATTCAAGGGCATTATCAATGTGCTTGAAAAAGAAGTAAGTAAACTGTATAGTGTCGGTGTGCTGAATGGTGACGTATCTGTTGCAAAGCGTAATGAGATCATCGTAAACTTCAAGGCACAGGCCGACCCGCATGTACTCTTATGCCACCCAAAGGTGATGTCTCACGGCCTGAACCTGACAGAGGCAGATATGTGCATTTTCTACGCACCGATCTACAGTAACGACCAGGCACAGCAGGTAGTCGAGCGGTTCAACCGCTCCGGGCAAACGCGCCCCATGACGGTCATTCGCATCGGCGGCCATAAGCTGGAGTGGGACATCTACAGCCTGATCGAGTCGCGCAGGCTGGGGCAGCAGCAGATGCTGGACATGTATAAGTCTGTTGCACAAGGGTAAACAAGAGGAGGTATCATGGACATCGAAAAAGTTGTAGCTGTATATGTGAAGATCCGGGACGAGAAGTCTCGGATCAAGAAAGAAGCAGACGCCAAGTGTGCCGAGCTGCAAAGCAAGATGGACCGATTGGGCGCCGAGATCCAGCGAGAGCTGAACCGGCTGAACGTACAGTCCGTGCGAACGGATGCCGGCACAGCGTTTCAGAAGGAAGAGATCAAGCCAAGCTGCAAGGACTGGAATGTGCTGGACACCTGGGCGATTGCCGAAGGTATCCCGCCGTCCGAGATCTACGAGAAGCGCCTTTCCCGGCGTTTTGTGACAAACTATATGGCCGACCACGACGGGGAAACCCCTCCTCCGGTGTCTGCGTATAGGGAGTTCACGGTGCATGTGCGCCGTGGCGACTGACCACCCCCGTCATTTACTGCTGGAGTTTCAAGTATGTCCAATCTGACTGTTTTCTCTTCCGGTACCGCCCCTGTTCCGGCACATATCGCCGCGTTTGTGGACGAGCGGGAGACCAACCTCATCGAGCGCAACCGGATTCCCACGCTCAACTATGCCGGCAAGGTCTGGTCGATCTCCCTGCCGGACGGCACCCGTACCAACCTGACGCGGCGCAACGAAGACGGTGATTCCGAACCCGTCCAGACGTTGCGAGTTGTCGTTATGGATTACGCCAAGCACCGTGGGCGGGCCTACTACGAAGGCGCGTATGACCCCGAGAAAGTGAGTCTCCCGGCGTGCTGGAGTGACGACGGCGAGAAGCCCAGCGCTCAGGTGGCAGAGCCCAAAAGTGCATCCTGCCGCACCTGCCCACTGGCTGCCAAAGGGTCCAAGATCACCGAGGCTGGCAAGGCTGTCACTGCGTGCTCCCAGCAACGGCACATCGTTGTACTCCCGCTTGTCGGTGAGATGAAGCTGCCGCCGTTGCGGCTCAAGCTGGCCATTACCAGCCTGTTCGACAAGCAGTCACCCGACCTGGAGAAGGAAGGCTGGCGCGCCTTCGAGAACTACGTGGACTTCCTGCGTGGCAACGGTGCCAAGCACACCGCCACCATCGTCACCAAGATGCGGTTCGACCCCAACGCCAACTACCCCAAAGTCATCTTCTCTGCCGAGCGGTGGCTGGAGCCACACGAAATGGAGGTAGTCAAGGCGCGCATGGAGGACGGCTCAGTCGAGTCACTGCTGGCAGTGGATGAGCCTGCGGCCGCCCCTGCGTTGCCGGCTGGCAGCCCTGATGTAAAGGCGGCGGAAGTGGAGCAGGCCCCTGCGCCGGCAGCCAAGAGAGAGCCCGAGCCTGCGGCTAAACCCCGTCAAGCCGCCAAGCCGGCAGCCAAGGCCGAGTCGAAGCCGGCCAAGCCGGCAGCCAAGCCTGCCAAACCCGCCCCGGAACCGGAGGACGATGACCAGATCGAGATGAGTTTCGACGCGGGTGAGCCCGAAGAAGCAGCCTCAGCCCCCGCCGCTGCGGCAGAGACCACGGAGGTGCCGAAAGAACTGCAAGACCTGCTCGCGGAATGGGACGACTAAGTCCCGCATGATGTAGCATGGGTGGCCGCCGGATGTTTCGGCGGCCGCCTCATAGTATGCTGTGTGCTCTCCAAGGGGCTATCTGTGAACGTAACGCAATTTTTGCGGGCAGTCTGGCCCGCCACAGGCTACTTCGCGCTGGCCACCCCCTGGACGCCACCCGGCGCCAGCAATGCCGTATTCGTCCACAAGGTCGTACAGTCCCATGCGGACGCCATCCTCGCCGCCGAGAAGTTATCCCCAGCAAATGATGTGTATTTCTGCGTGCAGTCGCTGGCCGAGCCGCGCGTGTGGAACCCCAAGAAACGGAACCGCAAGACGGGCGAGGAAGGGGCCTACGAGGTGCGCACACAGCGCAACATGTGCGAGGCCAAGTGCCTCGTTATGGACATCGATGTAGGCACGGATGACCACAAGTACCCCAGCCAAGCTGAAGCACTAAGAAACCTCAAGCAGTTCGCTACCTCCGCCGGCCTGCCGGCACCCATCGTCGTGTCATCTGGCATGGGGCTGCATGTCTACTGGCCGTTCACCAACGCGTTGCCTACCGCCCGCTGGGCACAGATCGCGGCCAAGCTGAAGGCCCTGGCCGTAGCCAAGGGGCTGAAGATCGACCCTACACGAACAGCAGATGCCGCGTCCGTACTGCGCCTGCCAGGCACACTACACCATAAAGGCACTCCGCGCCCGGTACAGATACTGCGGGGAGGAGAATGCACACCCGCCGAAGAGATCGAGCATAGGCTGGACGCTGCACTGGCAGCGTGCGATGTTGCCGTACAGGTGCCGAGTCGCCCGCCAGCGTATCTGGAAGGCTTCGCAGACAACACCACGATACACACGTCCCCGCCGCCCGGGATCAAGGCCGTCATCCTGGCCTGCCCGCAGATGCAGTACGCCATGGCCAACGCGGCAAGCTTGTCTGAGCCGATGTGGTACGCCGCGCTGGGGCTGATCCGTCACACGCGGGAAGGCGACAAGGCCGCACACAAGTTCAGCGCCAAGGACGCCCGGTACTCAGCCACCGAGGTCGAGAGCAAGCTGGCCAACCTGGCCGCGCAGGACATCGGGCCTACCACCTGCACCAAGTTCGACACGATCAATCCTGGTGTGTGTGCAGGCTGCCCGCAGTGGGGCAAGATCAAGTCGCCCATCGTGGGCGCCAAGTTCACCGACTACGCACCGCCGCCGGCAGCACCTGTCGTAAAAGGGGCGCCGCAACCAACAGTCACCATCCCTACAGCCCCTCATCCGTACAAGCGCCTGGCGACGGGGGTGTACATCGACATCTCCGTCAAGCCCAAGAAAGGGGAAGAGGATGAGATCCAGCTCACCGAGACCGTCAAGATCCTGGACCACGACTTCTACCCGGTGCGGCGGTACAGAGACCCCTACCGCATAACGGAAACGCACGTCTGGTGTGCTGTGCTCCCACTGGTAGGGATGACAGAGATTCACCTGCCGGCTGAAGCGATGTACGATACCAAGAAGCTCAGCCAGTTATTGTCTAACAACGGAGTGTTCGTCGCGCAGAATGCAGTCAATATGGTGGGGAATTACATGGTGGCATACATCAAGCAACTGCAACGTGCTGCCGTCGCCGATGTGGTGTATGGTGCGCTGGGGTGGACTGACGATATGCAGGAGTTCGTCCTGCCGCACAAGGTGATCCGAGCAGATGGCACAGACAAGGTGCCCACGATGGACCAGGGCGCACAGCGCACAGTGTCCGCCGTTCACGCGGCAGGCGAGATGTCTCGCCAACTGGACCTGCTGAAATTCTTCAACCACCCAGAGTACGCCCCCAACCAGTTCGCCATCTGCGCTGCGCTAGGGGCTCCCCTGCTGTACATGACCGGCCACCACGGCGTCATCGTCAATATGTCCGGCAAGCCGGGGGCGTCCAAGTCCACCACCCTGTATACCTGCGCTTCACTGTGGGGGCACCCCGAGAAGATGACCCTCAACGGCACGTCGCAGGGCGCCACCGCGCAGGCGCGCGACAACCGCATGATGATTATGAGCAACCTCCCACTGACCGTGGATGAGATCACCCGGATGCCGCCACGCGCCATGGCAGATATGGCCATGAGTGTCACGCAGTCCGAGGGGCGCGTAAGGCTGGACACCACCGGCACCGAGCGCAAGACACTGCAAGGCAGCAAGTCCACCATCATGCTCTGTACAGCCAACACCAGCCTCTACTCCGCCCTGGCGTCTGACAGGGCCGACAGCACTGCCGAGTCGGTGCGGGTGTTTGAGATCCTGTTCAACCCGCAGCAGGTCCACACCAAAGCGCAGGCCGATACGTATCTGTCAGACCTGAAGGAGAACTACGGTCACATCGGCGAGGCGTTCATCACCTACGTCATTGCCCATCGGGATGAGGTCCAGCAGCAGGTACGGACCATCATGCAGGCCATCGACACGCGCATGGCCATTTCGGGTGGGGAGCGGTTCTGGTCGGCAGTGGCTGCCGTAGCCTGCGCAGCCTGCGAGATCGGCGCCAAGCTGGGGTTGCTGCCTTACGATGTGCGCACACTGTGGGCGTGGTTGAGCCGAGAACAGATCCCCTTCATGCGCTCGGCGATGTCCGAGCAGTACCTGCACCCGGTCAGCATCCTCGCGGAATACCTGGAGACCATCAACGCCAACATGCTGGTGTTGCAGACTGCTTCGACAGTGCAGGGGTGGCACTCCAACATGCCCACCATCATCCGCCAGCCCACCAGCACACAGCTACTGGCGCGCCATGAGATCGACAAGGGGCTGATGTGGGTACAGAAGAAGGGCTTTAAGGAGTACTGCACCCGGCTGGGGCACAACTACACCACCATCATCCGCACCCTGACCGAAGACAAGGTGATTTCCAACAAGAGCATCCTCAAGGTTCTCGGCGCTGGCACGGACTACGCCAAGGGGCAGAGTAGCTGTATGCTGGTCAACATGTTCAATCAACTGCTGAGTGGCGAGCTGGCCGCAGCGGAGAAGCTGCGCAGTCCGGATAGCAAGGTGATCACCTTCCCGCCGCAGGGCAGCACCAGTGGTCAATAACTCGTGGAAGCCGGGCAAGCCAGCCACCCTGGTGCCGCTTGGCAACATCGACCTGGCCACGCGGTGGGTGCCCTACGCCCGCCGCGTACTGGCCCAGCTTGCCCAGCAGGGTGACTTCCGCCGCAAGATGATCGTCCCCGCACCAGGCATTACGATTCACTTGGAGACTCGGGGCGGTATCCCACGCATCATTATTGAGGCCGGCGGCAGTTTCTGGTGGTGGTCGTACTTCTCCGGGCTGGCACCGCCGGAGGAAGGCGGTGGGCGCATTGCGCAGGTGGTCGCGACCGATGTCCCAGGGCAGATTGCCATGCCGCCGCCCGGCGAGCTGACTGACCTGCGCGGGCTGTACAAGTACCAGCAGATTTTTTCTGGTGACAAGTGGCTCGGTGCCAAGACCCCGCATATCGTCAAGACAGGCCCAGTGCTGCGTGTTGCACTGTATGAAGCGCACAACGATCTGGCCATCGACTTCTTCACGGTCCGGCTGGGCACAGTGCAGGACAACAACCAGCCGCAGCAACCCACATTCTTCCACGACGAGCAGATCAACCTCACGCTACCTGCTCCTGTAGTCGGTTCGTTCCGGCTCGGGCCGGCGGTGTATCCGTTCCTGTTCGCCACGGAGTGGGCGCTGCTGTACGGCAATGACATCGGCGGCCCCACAGCGACAGGCGCGACCTTGGTGCGCGGGCGGTACCCCACCCCCGACGACCCGACGACATTCCTGGCGCAGAGCACTGGCGTGGATCTGAGCTACGTGGCCACGCTGACACATCTGCCCGGCCCGAACCCAGGCGCTGGCACGGAACTGCGTACCAGTGGATCGTCGCGCATTGGCTTCGGCTACCATCAGGGCAACGGCTCGTTCGACCCGGCGCTCCCTCCAGATCCCGAGACGCCGCTCGACCGGGATTTCTACTTCGTGTCGTTAGTCGAGACCGTGGATGAGATCCCCGGTACTTCCCCGACGTTGTACCAGCAAGCGGCGATAGTGTTCAAGCGCAGCATCGACGACCCGCACACCAACACCATGGTCACCTCCTGGCTCCTGGCAGAGTACGTGCAGCCAGACAGCGAAGTACCGGTGATGTACTCAACCTATGAGTATCAAGGCAAGTTGTGGGTCATTTTTGGCCGGTATGTGCTACGCAACCCCGGCGGATCAGCGCCAGAAGACCGCGACTGGTTCTTCGACCAGTATGTCGTGGACAAGAATACCGGTGTGCTGTTGCACACCCAGCTCGACTGTGGGGTGCGCTTGTGGGCGGAGACGGCCACCGGGATCTACGGCTACGCGCTGCCGGCAGTAACATTCACGTATAGTGGCGGCACGGCAACTGAGGCACACATCGAGTGGAAGCTGCGGCGGTACGAGTTCGGCGTGGACGCCCAAGCCCTGTCGCTCTTTCCTGTCGAGGACGGCAACGGCGACCCCATCGACTTGCTCGACATCACATCCACCCAGATACTGTCGCCAGGCCAACCCGCAGGCGGGCAGTACGACTCTTTCAACCATTTCGTTCTGTTGCAGCATTGAGGACTGACTGATGGCTTGCGCATGGGAAAACAAGCAGCGGTGTGTGGAGGTTTGCCTTGGGGATATTGGCAACTATGCGTACATAGGGCGCGACTGGAATATCTCGTCAGATTTGAGGTTGATAGAAGTAAATAAAGACCTAACAGGGTGGGTAGACCACGGGATTTTATCTGATGGAATTTCAGAGCGGCTAATGTCGAAGAGCCGCAAAGTATTCCGCCTACGCTTTACTACTGGCCCGGACGAGACACACATAGATGAGCACGAAGGAGGCGCAGTTTTTACGGAGGTTGCCGTAGTTCCAGGGCTTTCTAGAAACAACAAGTACATTCAATACTTAGCTGGGAAATTGAGGGCAGGTACGTTTATTAGCCCTGGTCTCGACAGTATTGACGTATCAGACACTGGCACTACATGGAGTTCAGGCGGAGGTGGCATTGAGGGCGTGTATGCGCATACTGTACTTGGCACCAGGCTAGTTGCGTCTATCCTTGGAGCGTCAGTCGAGCTGCATTACTCAGATAATGCCGGCGCTGCATGGCTGCTTGGGCAAGGGAGTATAGATGCTGGCAACCCGCACGAGTTTTGCCATTCCGGTAGTCGCTTAGTTCGCGTTGCGTTTGGCAGTACCGATGTGTTGTCGACCTCTGACGGCGCTGCATGGACTACCTACTCTAATTTTGAAACATTCGCATCAGCCCCGCCATTCTCGGCCGCAGATGGTAGCGGTACAATTCTGATCGCCGGCAATGTTGTCTCTACTGGAGATCGTGCATTCTTGCGGTCTACAAATCACGGCGTGTCATGGGCTACTCGTACGTTTGTCGCCGCAGGGATACCGAATGTATCAAATTCATCTGAGTCGTGGGGGCTGTTTTGGGATGGTGCTCAATTTGTGTGCTTAATCAAGCGTGACGATCTCGGCGAGTTCCAAGTGTATACATCGCCTACAGGGCTGACTTGGGCAGCAGGGATTTTCATTCCTAACGTCGAGCACTACCCCACACAAATCATCGACTAATCACGTCGCCGCCGAAATCGTCGTCGTGCCGATACCCACCAGTGAGCTGAGGGCGGCTTGTGCCATGGCACCGTAGACCTGTGCTGCCGCCGCCGCACCGCGCACCTTGGCGTCTACACCCTGGTAGAAGGCGTTGAGGTTGATCTCGTTGGTGCGCAAGGTGTTGTCGCTGACTTGGAAGGGTACACGCATGGCAATCTCGTCACGTTGCAGCCGTGCGCGGTAGAGGTCTGCGGTGGCTGCCATCAAGGCAGCCTTGGCCTGTGCTTCCTGGTTGGCAATGTTCACCGCCGAGTCGAAGCCGTTGGTGATGGCACGGATGTAGTCGGCTGCCGCCGCGATGGCTTGCAGTCTGGCCGTCACCACCTTGTCTACCGCGAAACGCAGATTCTCCAGCTCGATCTCGGCCTGGCGGATCGCCACGTCCCGTGACTGTTCTTGCAATTTTTGCAACTGCTCGAAGCGGTTGGCTTGCAGCAGCTTGGTCATGGCGCCCGACGGCAGCGAGAAGCCACGCTGGGCGAACTGGAGCAGGGTCTGAGAGTCGGCGCGTTCCCCTTCGGCGATGAGGCGGTCGCGACCGCGCTGCCATATCTGGTTCTCCACCGCCGGGTTGATGCCGGTGCCGCCGTTGGTGATGGTGTTGATGAGCCAGTCCATGCCCTCGTCGTAGCCGTCGGTGTTCAGCGGGTAGTAGATCGTGAAGAACTCCGTCAGCTTGTCCGTCATCAACTGCACGAGGAAGTCACGCTGAGCTTCGTAAGTTGTGATGGTGTTCTCGACGTTGGGCACGCCGGGCTCGACGGCAGACAGCGCGTAACTCAGTGCCGGCGGCTGTACGGCGGAGTTGCCCTCGGCGGCGGTGACGGCCTTCCAGGCGGCGATGTCCGCCGCACCTGCCCACAGGCCCGCCGCACCCGTGGCAGTGTCAATTACGAGGTCAACTACGTCTTCCGGGCTGCTAGCCATCAGATTCTCCGGTCTCGTACCACGGGCAGTAAGGTAATGTCTGCCACATCGAAGTCATCGCCGTTCTGGTTCAACAGGTCGAACTCCCAGTATACGCCTCTTGCGCCTCTGCCAATATCCACGCGGTGGTTGTTCAGCGGCGTGCTGGATGTGCGGGCCTTGTAGTAGCGTGCCACACCATCCACGTCCACGCGCAGCACCAGCGCCCCGTCCGAAGCCGCTCCGACGTACACCGTGGGCACATGCTTGACGGACTGAATGCCCAGCGTGGTGCGCACAAAGGCGGCAAAGGCATCGATGGGCGACCCGGCATCCGTAGTGCCGCTCAGCTTGTAGATGCCGTCGTTGGCCACGCCGTAGTAGTCGTTGCCACGCCGGAAGAAGCTGTTGAAGCCGTAGTCGTCGTACTGAGCGGACGCTTGGGTGTCCATGTTGACCACCCACACTGCGGCGTTCTCCGGAAGATCGGCACCAGCCAAGGCACGCAGGGCTTGCAGGGAGCCGGCCGACAGATTTCCGAGCAGTGTCAGCCCGTACACCCCGGAGAGCGTCAGCGATCCGCTGGACGCCAGCGAAGACATCAACGACAGGAGCTGTGCGCGTGTCAGCGCAAGCGTGCCGGTCAGCGCACCGGCGCTGTTGAGTACCAGAACCAGGTCGGTGAACAGGTTCGGTGTCTGCGAATCAACCGCCAGCCCGGACACCATCATGAAGGTGCCGTCAGGCCACCACGGCGGGTAGCTGATCATCTCGAACTGTAGGGAAAGCGTCCAGTCACCCTGGCCGTACTCCACGCCTTCCTCGGCACCGATCATGGCGAACGGCCGCAGGCTCCAGTTGCCGCTACCGTGGTCTTCATCGAGCCCCTGCCCCCACATGGCCCAGCGCGGCAGGATCCAGAAGCCTTCGTCAGGGTCGGCAGGAACGTACGTCTGCTCGACACCCGTCATAGTGAAGCGCGGCAACGTCCAGCTACCTTGGCCATACGCGACACCTGTCTCGGTGCCGAGCATCTGAAATGCAGGCAGGTTCCACGTGCCGCTCCCACCGCCCGACGGGAATATGTCCAGCCCCGTGGTCATGGCAATCGTCACGTCGCCTGTCTTCACGGGGGTGGGCGTTGCCTCCAAGTCCATCTGCACCGGCATGAGGGCAGCCGGTGCCAAGCCAATCGCCAGGTCGAACGTACTGGCCATCACGACACGCGGCGGCGTCATGACGGTGAGCCCCATCTCCATGGTGATCGGTAGCGAGGGGTCGGCGATGGTGGCACTGGCAACTTCGGTGTCGAGTATGGCGTCCAGCGATGAGTACAGCAGGCCGTAGCCCTGCGTCACTTCCGACGGTGCGATGGGTGCCTGCGGGCTGGGCACCAACGACTGCCCAACCACCTGGTAGTACACCTGCCCGGTGACGGAGCGATGAATGCGCAGCGTGGTAGTGGGCGTGTTAACGGCCAGCAGCGCGCCGCTGACGCCGTTCTCGAAAATGCGCACACCCGACACATCTGCCATGATGCCGTAGCGGTAGGCACTCGGCAGCGTGGAGGTCTCCCCAACAGCGTCCAGTCCGACAAATACGGCATAACTGCCATATTGGATACGGCACTCGATGTAGTCGCCGGGCGCGACGGCACTGATCGTGTCCGCCAAGCTGTTCCACTGGCGGTCGAAGTAAGTGTTGACCTGTGCCGGGGTGGGCGGTTCCGGCGGAGATGACACCTCACCGTACCCGCCACCAGATCCATCCTGTAGTAACGGCGAAGACTGGCGACCACCCCCCGATGCCGGCACGGTAACTATGACCGGTTCATAAGTAACGATCCCAGTCGAGCCGTACCCATAGCCAGGGTAGAAGGCTGTCTCCGTCACCGGGACAAGGAGTACAACTTCCGTTTCTTCCGTCGGCGGTGAGTAGGTCACGCCACTGCCGTCACCGATACTGGTAGTACTGGTCGTACCGGAGGCCGTGCCTTCCGTACCGGGGATGATCTCGTAGATCAGAGGCTTATATAGTGTATTCGCCACCTCCTAAGCCTCCACGAACAGGCCGGCAGGTATGCCAGCCACAGTCAGATCAGCGGCAGCGCCACGTTCAACGAGTCGATCACCTTGTAGTTGCCAGACACGAAGCTGAGGCTGCTGAAGTTGAGGTCCGCACCCGCCAGTCCTACCGTGCCCTGCACTCGCTTCTCGGTGGTGCTGAGTGCTCCGGTGTCCGAGATGGCCATCCAACGGAAGAACGACGCCGTACCGGTGGCCGTAATCTGCCCACGCCAAATTTCGCTGGCGTTCTTGGCCAGGATGCCAGCCGATACCGTACTGGCAAACGTGATGCCCGTACCTGTGGCGTCCAGTGAGATCGTGCAGAGCACCGTCAGTGCCGAGCTGTCGGCATCCGCCGTCGAGGGCATGGCACCCGCAAAAATCTTCAGCACACCGCCGTCCAGCCCGCTTTTGAAGCTGCCGGAGATCAGCATGTGGTTGCGCAGCCCCGAACTGATTTGAATCGCCATGTCAGATCCTCACGCAATGGACGCGATGACGCGCCCAGCCGACAGGTTCAGTGACCCGCTGGCCTCTATAGTCTCGGGTACGGCCAGCTCGCCATAGTTCAGAAAGTTGCCGCCAGTCAGCGCGTCCCAAATGCCGACGTGGGTCACGATATAAGTGGTCGCCGCCGCGTCCGCCGTCCAGGTAACGCCGGCATCCGTTGCTTTGGTCAGCCCGCTGGCCGCCGCGAAGGTAATGGCCTTGCGCACATAGGCTGCATCGGTTCCCACCAGCACTTCGTCGGTGCCCGTCAGACCGGGGTCGGCGGTGTGCAGGGACAGATACCAGGTGGTAGGGCGTGTTGCTGCGGCCGTTGACAGCAGCCAGTCCAGCACCAGGTTACCCGCGTAAGTCGAGATGGGCATGATCAGTCCTCAAGAACTGGTGAGTGCTACGCCGGCAATGACGTTCAGCACGTCACCAGCGTTTACTGTTTTGGGAGAAGGAGCTGCCACCACCGATGCCAGGATACCAGTGGTGCCGCCCTTGACCGAGTTGCTGTGCAGGCCGCCGCCCTGAACTGTTGTCGTGGCGGTGAACGTGAACACTGCCGGGCTGGCCGCGTTGGTGTACAGGCCGCTGCCCGGCGCGTCCGGCACCAGTGTGGGGCGGTTGGCCTCGCTGTACGCCGTGGTGATTTCCGTCGCGTTGGCCGGGTAGTTGGCGGCGGTATCCGTGAGTTGTGGGGTGTAGGCGCCGCTGTACAGGCTGATGTACCAGGTGCCGAACTGACTGCCGGCACTGAACGCCGCCGCGATGATGTAGTCCCGCCCGGCATTGGGTATGAGGTTCTTCTCCGTCCACTCCCACTTCAATCGGCCGTGCCGGTCAAAGCACCGGAAGGTGTAGACAAAGTGCGGGTCGAATAGCTCGATCACGGCGTCAGCCCTCCACTCTTGCGCACCACCTCCATCTGGATGAAGGAGTCGGCAGCCAGTCGGGAGACCGAGGCGTTCTGCACACTGACCACGGTTTGACGCAGGCCGTCCTGCTCTCGTACCAGTGCGGCACCGCTGGTGCCGTCGTGCGGCGCCACGTCTTGATCTTGAAGGTTTGTCACTTGTCCGTCTCCCGTCGCGAGAACCAGCCCCCTCGAAGTGTACCACACTACATCGCGTGCGTAGGGCACCCTGGCGCTGGTACCATACACCGCACCATACGCCAACCGCTGCCCGATAGTGAAGTCCTCCGGCCCGGATCCCTGGAAAAAGTAAGTCTGGTCAGAGACCAGCCACACGCCGGCGTCCACCGGCTCCACGACCGTGATGTAGTCCTCCTGAAGGATGAACCCCGTGGACAAGTTCACCCAGTCGGGGGCGTAGGGCTCCGTGACCCACAGCACGTTGTCGGCGGCGATGTACAGCCGGCCGTTGTGCTCGCGGATAATCTGGCCGGCCGGCGGCGCGCACATCTGCTGGGTGACCAGAGGGGCGCCGTTGCCCAGCTCTGCGGTGGTGATCGTGTAGGTGAACACGTTGGCAGCCAGCTCAGCCACCAGGAACAGTGTCGCACCGTTGGGTGTGCTGGCGTAGACCCGCTTCGTCCGGCCAACCGGCATGCCCTCCACAACCAGCGATCCCGTACTGCCCGGCAGAATACTCACAACGGACAGATCGCTGGCGCCCGACTCCACGCCGTCAGCGTCTACCGTCGTGATGGCGACCAGATAGTCACCAGCAGGCATGAGGCCGGCCGTCGCGTAGACCGTCGGCGTAGCGGGGACGGGCAGCCCCCACTCCTGCACGCCACCAGCCGTGATCTTCTTGGTGATCAACCCGTCGCTGAAGTACAGGGTGTCGTTGAAAAACTCGTAAGCCGGTGTGGGGCCATACACGCCAGAGAACAACACGGTAACGGTGTCGTCGTCATTCAGTTGGCACAGATCGGCACCCTGAATGAAGAACGTGCCCAGCGGGCAGGAGTAACCGCCCCGGCAGTTGGCGGCGCTGACGATGCGCGTGTAGCCCTCGCGGCGGTGCAGGTGGCCGGCGTTGTCCACATCGATGTTGACGAGGTTGCGCAGCGTACCCTCCGGCAGTGCGTAGTCCGGCTGGCGGTTGTTCATGCCCTTGGGCCACGGCCCGTAGCGGACGGTGATGTCGGTTTGTGCGGCTGTGGGGAGATGTCTGGCCATCAGGCTGCCTTCGATAGCAGTTGTACACGGATGGACTGTTCAACCGTTTGGACGCGGATGCTATTTGTGGCGGTCTGCACGCGGATGTCCGGCGTAGCCACTCGTACACGGATGGACTGTTCAACAGTTTGGACGCGGATGCTGCCGCTGATGCTCTGCGTGGGTGCCACCTGCGTGTACACCACGTCCGCCGTGCCGCCCGACTGGGCGCCTCCTGTGCCGACATATTCGTAGCTGTGGATTGCTGCCCCACCGGACTGGGCGCCGCCGGTACCAGTGTAGGCGATACCAACCTGAACGTCGGCACTGCCACCCGCTTGGGCGCCTCCTGTGCCGGTGTAGGCGATACCAACCTGAACGTCGGCGCTGCCACCCGCTTGGGCGCCGCCTGCACCGACGTAAGCGAAACCTACCTGAACGTCCGCCGAGCCGCCCGCCTGTGCGCCGCCTGTGGCGACATAGACGTTGCCTTGCTCCTCCCCCGATGCCCCAATGGGCGCAATACCGATGGGGCGGATGCCGATCATCGGTTACGCCTGGATTTCTTCGACAGCGATGGTGGGCATGCCGCCCGACTCCGTTGCGCAGGCCGCAGCTGCCGCAGCCCATACCCCCACGCCTCCCGCAGGAGCGCCTTTTCACCAGGCGTGAAGGGGCCGCCGGGGCGTTGGTAGTGGGCGATGCGCTTCTTGGCGTAGGCCGCCAGCCGGGCATCGCTCCAACCCTTGAACAACTGGGCGTCGATGCGGGGATAGGGGCGGCTCATGAAAGGACCGTCATGGTTTTGAGGCCGTATAGCTTCAGGCTGCTGCCAGAAACAAATTGATCGGTAGGGTTGTTATCGGTGACGACCTGAATCCGGGTAATCGCTGCTGTAGACTCCCAGTGCGTCCCATAACCGAATAGATATATAGTAGAAGAGTCTCTTCGCTCGAAAGATTCGGTAATAAACATCTTTTCTTTGCTAGGGCTCCCCGGGCTCAGGCATCGAGAAAAAACCATAGCAAAAACGTTAGACAGCGCTGTCGATCCCACGATACCGAAAGCCTCCGGCGTATCACTCGCGCTTCCGGAAACACTGCTGCCGCCGTAATGCCGCGCATATCTGTAGTTGCCGTTCACGGCATCCCCGTTCAGAAGAAATGCGCCCTTGTCATCCGAGGCCGATACAGTACTTCTGAGTTGCGCCTCTATCTCAAACGAATCATAGTTATTCGGCAAGGTTCCGCCCGGCCACCACTCGTCTGTATCGAACACCCCGTTCGCCGTCAGCGTCTTTTCGTACAACAGCTCCCGCGCATGGATCTCCACGGCAGCCGCCCGGGTAAGTAGGATTTCGCTCGGCGCCGTGTCCCAGGTCCCCGGTGTCGCCAGCGTGTAGGTCACATAGCCGAGCACACGGCAGCGCACGTTGCTGAGCGCCGCAGCGGAATAGATCACCCTGGGGCTGTCCGCGCCGCCAGCGCCGCCTTCTGCGGTGGTCGAGACCACGCTGTTATCGCGGATGCCGCTGGGGCGCACCACGGCGCCCATGGCGAGGGTGCCGGCATTATTGAACAGCAACACACCCACTTTGAACGCCAAGTTGGCGACAGCGCCCCCCGTGCTGCCCGAGCTGAACGTGACCGACAGCGCAGCCGTCAACTCCAACACCTCGAAGCCGCCGGTCGTCGTATTGAACGCGATCCGCACGGGGTCCGTCGGGCTAGGGTCGGTGCCGGCCAGGGTCTTGATGGCGATGGTCTCGGCGTTGCCTGCCCGGCTGGTGGTGATTGTCAGATTTTCAACCAGTCCCGCGTGGTCGGTCGCCAGCCGGCGAGCGGGCAGCACAGCGGAAATCTCGACGGTCTTGCCAGTCCAGTCCACGGCTGCGCCGCCGTTACTGCTGGAGTGTACTGCGGTGCGTGTCAGGGTGTCGGTCGCGGCGTCAGTT